CATAACCTCATATAAAATGTTTTTTGTTTATCGATAAGTCCTTTACACCTATCGATGTGTGCAATCTTACCTTCCTTATCTAACTTAGGAAGTTCTGAAGTTGCTGCTGCAATAGAATGATATGTATTAAAAATATCATTCAAATTTTCTTGAACTTGTTCTGACTTAAAAAAAGTACCGTCGTCTGTCATATGGGTAGGACTCCTTTAGATGATGCTTTCATATAATTTAAGCGTTGTGCTTCATGCTTTAGTCTTTCCTTAAGAGGTTTAGAAATTAATTTAGGGACAGTTTCCAATTCAATCTCATTCTCTTGACAGTAAGTTACTACTGCTTCTATGTAAGTAATTAGTCCATCACTTTTGTGAACCAACCTTTCAATTTCTTGAGAGAACTTGGTAGGTGTTAAAAACTTATCATCTAAATTCTCTTTAGGCATTTTTTCTCCTAACAAATTCTTCAATATAGGATTTGAGTAATTGTAAATAGTCATCAAGATTGTACTTCTGAAATACTTGTACAGATCCGTCTTCAACCGAGATAAGTGTGACAATTTTCTTGACCTCAATACCAGTACGTTCTAAGAACATGGCTGCGTACGCAGTTTCTTGAACAAAGTAATGTTCAACCCAGTTCTCTTGTTTTTCTTTGGTGGAGGTTTTAAAATCTATTACTGCTAACTCACCATCGAACTCTGCTATGCAGTCAACACGACCAGCAAGACCAAGGTAATGAGAGTAAAGAAAAGTTTCTAAACAGTGAATGTTATCAATTCGATTGAGAGTATCTTTTGCCGACTGGAACATCCTAACAGCTAATGGATTATTTTCCAAGTACATGTTAAGATCTAATTCACCTTTGATATAATCTTCGGTGATACTATGGAAAGTAGTTCCCCTTTGTGTAGCTCTTGCAGTAATACGATTCGCCTCGTCTTCACCAATTTTCTTTCTCCAACCAGCGAAGAAAGCAGCGTTCTTAAACGATGTGATTGAGGTAACGCTCGGATAATATTTATCAGCACCAGGTATAGGGTAATACCGTACACCATCCTTGTTTATAGGATCTACTTCTGGACTATCAATATTAACCTTAACAAAATCAAACATTAGGAATTATCTTTCCATTTATCATAACAAACTCTTTCATATATGTCAAGACATACCTGCAGGAGTTGTACCGAAATGTGTATACTTTGCAATCAAATAATCTTTAACCAAACCAGACCTAACAATATCATCAAGACCAAATTCTATACAAGCAAACTGTTTCATGTTCTGTACAATATTAATGAAGTCTGAGATACCTGATGTCTCCTTCTCACGAGTAAGATCAGTCTGTGTAATGTCACCACACAACATAAGTTTAGAGTCCTCACCTATACGAGTGATCATAGAGTCTAACTCATGAAAATTTAAATTACTAAACTCATCTACAATAACAATAGCATTATCAAGAGTAACACCTCTGATAAAAGATGTAGACCAGAAGTCAATTGTTTCTTGTGCTCGTAAGTTATCATATAACATCTCAAATGAATTATCATCAGGCATCTTAAACATATACCTTACCATATTCTTATAAGGTATCTGATAAAGTGTTGACTTGTCTTCGTGATCTCCTGGTAAGAAACCAATCTCTCTAGTAGGAACAAGACTCCTAACGATATAGATCTTCTCGTAAGGAGAATCATCATCCAATACTTGTTGTAGTGCCAAGTAAAGCATGATAAAAGTCTTACCAGTACCAGCAGCACCATGCAATAAGAGATTCTTACCCGCCTTATACTCATCAAAAGCAGTCTTTTGATTGTCAGTAAGAGGCTTAATCTCAGTCATGTATGACTTGTCGATAGGCTTTCTTCTTTTCATTTGCTTGGCAGTCATTCCGTTGGAACCATGACCGTTAGTTTTCTTTTTCGCTCTAGGCATTATGTAAAACGACTCAAGTTTGCAGTTGGATGTGCTTTCTGGACTTTAGACATTACTTCTTTAAATCCATCAGACTGTTTAGGAGTACCATAGACAGCAGAGGTTGCTTGATTTCCAAAATACCTCTCCATGTCTGGGTTATCTTCTTTGTATTTATCCAGAGCAGTCATAGACATAGTAAGCTCAGTAATCTCACCTGTCTTCTTATTAATAAAATCGTACGTAGGCATAGTTGATAGGTTCCGTTAGGTGTATAGTGTTTCAGTCTATCCTTAGACATGGTTGTAAATCATCCCAATACTCATCATTACAATTACAATCATCTTCGGTACACCACCCAAGTGCTTCTGAAATAGTTGGGAACTGACAAATGAAATGACGTTTGCATCCTTCAGCAATATCCATGTGTTCTTGCTGAGTTCCATGTGCAGAACGTAAATCTATATAGTGAATCCATGAACGAACACTCCCTGACATATACAACTTCGTAGGTGTACAAAGAGGTAGTACAAACCGTGCACACTCCTTTGCAATACCATCCTCTAACATCTTATCATATAATTCTTTTGAATGCTTGAAATGTTCTTCCATTAAGATCTGATACTTCTGAACAAGAAATGGATCTACATCATCAATACTATTCTGTCTGTTCTTACTGTCCTGTCTACGAAGTTTAGGAATAGGTATGTCTTCTCCTAATAGACTAGTATCTGCATATCTTTGTGAAAATTCTTGAAAGGTAAACGATCTATGACGTAATATTTGAGCAGCAATACCTCTAGTGGTACTGATCTCAAGAGTCATAAATGCTTGCTCAAAGATACTCCAGTGCCCGTGATCTATACAATACCTAAGTAACCCTGCTACTTTAGGGTTCTTCTGGTTGTTAGGATTAGATACTCTTGCAACATAACCAATAGTCTCTTCTGCTTTTGGAGTTACAGAGATTAAACAAACCTTATTCTTGCTCATGATTACCAAATAAAATACGTGACATTACATAAAGTCCAAATGCTTTTAAGTATCCTATAGTTGCCAGTCCAAACAGACCAGGCATCAACCAATTCCATAGAAGCATTATGACTACAGGATTTAGAAAAGTATTAACAACTTTTCTACCTAGTTTTTCATTACTTATTTCTTCTTCAGATTTTTCTGACTGTTTTTTAAATAATACAGTCATCCTTTTTTCTTTGAACCTTTCTTTGGAGGAGTTGCTTGAGGTTGATTGTTCCATAATGTTGGGTTTACTCTGCCTTCAGTTTGT